ATTCGGCAAGCGCATCCATTACATCATATTCTCTTTCTCCCTCGAAACAAACATTTGGAAAATCACTTCCGTCATGTATTGCAATAGCTTTTTCGCCATCATTATTAAATCTTTCAGTCCATCTATTCATTTACTCCACCTCTTTCAACTTCTCCACTGCCAGCTTCAAAGATTCTACAAACTCATCATTCAACGCTGCACGATCTGGATTCTCGATAAACTTCTCAATATTTTCAATTGCTTTCTCTTCGGGTGTAGGAACTGTCCCTTTTCCTACTTTTGCAATTTCAAGAAGTTCATCTATATTATTTTCCCAATTACGTGTATTGCACAAATCCGTGTTGCACTTATTATTCCTGTTGTCCAACACACATCCTATACATTCACGTTCGCAACAATTGCTTACATCTGCAATCCGTTCAGCAAACTCTCTTGCAGACATTTCTTTTGTGCCGAGGAGTTCTGATGCTTCGTAGAAAGTTGAGTCTGTGCCAATATGTGCTTCGCGGGTAACATCTTTGTCTTCATAAAATTTTAAAATGTCTGGAAAATGTTGTTTTGGTAATGGTCTGCAATAGTTTTTTGTAGGCCATTGGAATCCCTGTTTTTCAGCTTCTTTAAGAAGCATTTCGTTTTCCTCTTTTGTTCTAACCAGAACACATGTATTTCTTAAATCAATCATCTGCATTTCCTCCTGTAATCTCATCAATACACTGATTCCAGCCCTCTGCAAATCCTGCATCAAATGTATTAGCTGGATAATCTCCATTATCTTTCTCTGGCAAATCCATAAATGGACACCAATCAGGAATCATTTCTGCATCTTTATCGAGCACGCATTTTCCTGTAATCGGGCAAGAGATGTATGTTTCTAACATATTGCTATAATTTTGTCCGATTTCGCAATCTATACATCGTTCTGGCGTATCTATCACTAATACTGATTTACTCATTTTCTCTTACCTCTTTTCTGCAAGAATGCTCCGTACTGCGCTGGAATGATAGTATCTTCCTTCTCTCTGGTAGCCATTCCATATCCGAGTCTTCCATTCTTTTTATTTTCTTCTCTTGTAAACATAGTCGAAATGTCTTTTCCTTTACTCATTCAACTCCACCACCTTCTAAGATTTTAATAGCATAATCTATAGCTCTGTTCCATTCCAAGTCCTTATCATTGGAAACAACACGAAATCTGTCCATAAGCGATTCCGTAACTTTTTCCGCATCAAATGCTGTCGGCTGTCTGTTAATGCAATCAATAAACTCTTTCTGGTCGGAACTAATACTTGTCCCGATTTCCCAAATTTTAATGTATTTAATTAATTCATCAGCATCAATCAGTCTACTCATCTGTTTTGCCTTCTTTCTTGTCAAAATTCAAATCAACTCTGATCACATCTGTTTCTATTGCCGAAAGGCAGCTTATTTCTAAATCGTAAAATGGTTTCAGCAGCTTTGAACCGGCATTGAATGTATCGTAATCCTCCCAGCTTCTTCCAGGGTGACATATCTGAATTTTTATATCGCTTTCAGGATCGTCGTCAATTACTGCTATTAAATCAATTAACTTCATTTTTCACTCCTCTTCTCAATTGCTTTTGCAAGGTCAGAAATACAATCGCCAATATAGAATATTGCTATCATTGCAACATTAATATCTGATATTTTTGCACCTAAAATCCAACAAATAAATATAATCGCCAACCATACAAGACACATTTTTTTATTCATCCTCCCACACTCCCAACAACCGCATCCTCTCATACAGTACAGCGACGGTCTTGCGCCTGTATCCGTAGAAATCTTTCGGATTCATCGGGATATATCTTTCTTTGCTGATTTTCCTGTAGCTTTTCCGGTGTAAGATATTTTCAATAACCATATCCGCTATCACCGTGTTCTTCGGGCAAGCTGACAAGGCAGCATTGGTAAGCAGGTATCCGTACTCTGCCGGGAAGTCTTTCAGCATCGTATTCAGTTTTTCAATATCCTCAGCCGGAATACCGTAGTCTTTCAGCTTTTTGTTCCTTGTCAGCATACCGTTCTCCTTTCTAATCGTCTGGGTGGTGCTTGTCGTACATGATCGCTACACATACAAAGCCAACCACTCCGAATATGATTCCAAGTGTAAGTCCTAATAAGAATGTAATCATGGCTCGTCCTCCTTATATGGTTCTGGTAGTGGCATCCAGGCAATAACACAGTCTTCATCATCCCATTTTCCATTTTCGATACCGCACATTCCCGTGAATGGTTCTTCCTGTCCGACAAGCTCTCCGTCTAAAGTAGTGATATATGTTCCGTCTTCCGGTAATCTCTCACTGACTGGAATCCAACCATTTTCTTTCTCGTCCTGTTCCAGATCATCTTGAAGCTGCTCTATCATTTCCTGAATAACTTTGACATACACCCCAGCGTATTTGTAGCAGTCTGAATATTTATCCTTGTACTGCTTTAATCCGTCTTTGATATGTATCATATTATCTCATTCTTTCTCAATGTCCGCTTCTTACCATGCAAAACAGCAGTTCTGTCATTGATCTTTTTCTTGATCCATTGTGTTTACACTTTATAGCAACCGATAATTTCCATTTTTCCACATCTCCATCTAGTGGTGTTGGGTTTTCAAATTCTTCGGCAACATCTCTCTGATACGGAACTGCAACCATTACTCCCATGTTACCTATTTCCGCGTAACATTCCGGAAAATTCTCACGTATATGTTGGGCAAATTTTCCATTTTTTAAATCAGGTAAAATCTCTTTGTAGCACTCCATTGTTGTTACAAGGTAGTTTTTTTCTCCAATAAAATTTAATCCATTTCCGCTGTAAATATCCTCTTTGCAGCTTTTGATTTCATAGCATGTAAATATTCCTTTTTCGATTGCTGAGATAGAACACTGGTTTTCCGGAATAAACTGCATGTAATCTACTCTTCTTGGCTTTCCTGCTGCGTAGCCATAATCAAGGCTTACTTCTCTAGCCCAGTATTTACCTGGGCCAGAAAAACAGCTTTTTTCCAGCAATTGACTAAGAAATTTTGTTGTTTCAGATCTTTTCATTCTTCCACCTCCTCATAAGTTTCACTGAATATATCTGGCTTGCACGGATAGAACTCTCCGTGAACACCTTTGATGATATAATCACCAATATTCGCCAGATGTTCGCCCTCAAGTGTCTTAATAACCAGACCGCCCGGAACCTTCCATTTGTCGATATAGAAGTTATCAGATACAATCGGGAAATCAGATGTCATATACTCCTCCGGGCAATTATTATTTGTCAGAAAATCAAATATTTCTCGCTTATTTGTACCAGTCCACTGTACTGCATCAATTACAACTGGCTTCTTTCTGAATTTCATACTTCTACCTCACTATCTTCTGGCATCTGAAACAGGATTGATTTTCTTATCTCATTTCCATAGCCTTTTAATACAGCAATTCCATGCGCCACACTTTCTTTTGTATCATAGCTTCCTGTGTATGCTGATCCTGCCAGCCCATTGCCAACAATTTCACCAGATTTGTATTCCGTGTATGCTTCCTGAATCATATCCAGTACCTTCATGGTTTTTGTTTTGGTGGAATAATGACCCAATGAAATATATTCATCTTCTCCTGGATTCATCTGACTCCAACAAATGATTTCTTTGCCATCGATATTGTTGATATTCACAACAATATTCTCAAACTTTACCAGAGACATTTTATTCTGACTTCTGATTAACATTTTGCGTCCTCCTAACATCTGACAATCTCAATATTGTTATCACTGTAAAATCTGTATGAATCATCTCTGACTTTCTTAACTTCACGTATGATAACTTCCTTCGCTTTACTGACAGCTTCCTCGAAATCCTCTGTTCCGAGATTGTGGTTGTAAATATCCAATGCGCTACAGTTGAGAAACAGTACATTTCCGTAACCGACGTATTTGTGAATAACGATTTTTAAAGAATTGTATTCCAAGGCGAAAATACTTCCGGTTTCAGGTTTTTCGTTATACTTGGCATTACTTTTGAATTTCATTTTCTATCCTCACTTTCCCCATGTAAGCAACTGACGCGCTATTGTGCAGTCTTTTCTGCGAATATATCTTTTATTTCCACTCCAAAAAAATCAGCAAGTTTTTGCGCGTTAATCACTGATGGAGTTCTCTTTTCTCTTTCCCAATAGCTCACCAAAGACTGTGGCACTCCTATTGCGCTCGCCAATTCTTTTTGAGACATACTGCTTGCTTCCCTCAGAGTACGAATTCTATTCATTTAATTCAGCTCCTTGTCAAACTCCCATTTTTTTAACCAGATTCTTATTCATCTCATCGAATCTTACATCTGTGTTCTTTTCAATATCCTGTATCATGTTCAGAACGCTCATTTCGCCCCTGTTTGCCATTTCAACGTACTCATTGGCAGTTCTTATCACATCAAGCAATCGTTTCGTAGAAAAGCCATATAAACGTCTCAGGGCCATCATGGTTGTAACGGTATTGATCGTATTACTCCAATCTTCACCAACGGTAAAACCATCCTCGTAGGCTTGCTGCTCTACGTCTTTTATCTGTCTATAACAGATCTGCATTGAACGCCCGAATGCCTGAGCCGCCTGATTAGAAGTCTGAACAGGAAATCTGGTCTTTTTCTTGACTTTTAACTTGCTACTCATTTTTCCTTCACCTTTCTGAACTTGTATCCTGTCACTCGGTACGCTCGTGGCGTGCCGGGGTTGTCTGTCGCAAGTAAGCCACTTTCCAGTAATTCGCCGAAATGATTCTGCGCGGTATGGTTAGATATGCTCAGTCCTGCTGCAATTTCTGGAATACTTGGCGGATAATTGTGTTCTTTCAAGTATCTTATGATGTACAGATATATGTCTTTCCTTGTCTGGATACCCTCATAGTACTTTCTTGCTGTGTTATATGGCATTTCTATCACTCCTGTCATGCTTTTATATTTCTTCCCATTTGAAGCGGCCCTTACCTGAATTACGCCACTGTCCGATGCCTCTCAGTTCTCCATAGTCAAGCCATTCTCTGACTGCTGCTTCATGGCTATCGCATAAGCACTTGATTGTGAACTCAATCCAACTTCCGGCAGGTATTGTCTCACTATTTGCCAGTGCAATTCTTTCACCCTGCGGTGTTTGTCCTCTCAGTGGCCTCTGGCAGGTTCCCATTTCTCCATCAAAATGAATCGGAATTTTACGTTCTTCAACGAAAATTAGACCGTCAATTTCTTTTTTGTAAGCCTTGATTTTGGAAGATTTTGAACCAGTTACCTTTCTCAGCATTCCACAAGCATCTTTGAAAAAGCCCTTAATCTGGTAATCCCAGTAAATTGGTACACCGTTATCTCTCGGGAATACGGTCATGGATTTCTCAATCACTTCTTCAATTCCGATTGCTTCAATCTCTTCTTTTCTTGTTGGTGCGTCTGGTGCATTCGAAGCAATAAATGTTTCGTGGATTTCCGGGTCTGCGCTTGCTGTTCCTAAAATTTCTTCCAAAAATGTCAATCTTACTTTTAATTCTTTCATTCTGCTATTCTCCTTGTAATTTTTATAGTTTTCTTACATTGCCGTACTACTCTTCTCCCTGGCTGACCTATACTATTCAGTTCCATCGCGCATCTTTGCTTTTCCTCGCATAGCTATTCGTTCCCTTGCCTCTGCACCGCACCTCGTTTCCAGGCTCTGCCACAGCCATGCAC